AAACATCTTATGATATAGCTCCTCCCGCACACCTTCTTTTATTTCCGAGGCATGCCCATAATCACAGTCAAGCGAGATATGATCTATGATCCTGAAAATCTCTTTTTTCTTCTCATCCAGCACATCTAGCGCATCAGATGGAAGATCATCGTTTTCCCGGTTTAATAGACTTATTAGTTTTTGCCATTCTTTTTCAACCTTAACCTTCATATTTCATTTAATTTTTTCCTTTAAGTCCTTTCTGATAACGAAAATCGTAAAAAATAGGGACATATAATTTCATGATATATGAATTTATACATCCCTTTCTTTACACTCATATATCAATCACTCAGTTTTTTCATTAGTTGTATCTGTTTTCTTTTTAGAAGAACGAATTACAGATTCTTTCTTTTCTTCTTTCGTGATTTCATCAACAAGTTTTACGATATTACTCTTAAAAGTGTGTTTTAAATCACAAGAAGCAAGAATTTTCTTTGCTTTTGTTTTATCAATTGCTTTCTGCTCGTAATCACTTACAGTTTGGAATACATCCTTGCAATTTTCATTGTCAAATAAGTTTTTCCATGCAGGGAGATTAACGCCATTTCTACAAGAACCGCAGTACTCATAGGCATTTCCACAGCACAGACATACTCTGTTATTTGCCATCTTATTTCTCCCTTCAAATTAATGAAGAGTGGATTTCTCCACTCTTTTACATATTGTCTACTTCATCAGCATCGTATATTTTATAAAGTACCTTGTCTGTTCCACAGTAGTCGATTTCGAGGTCTCCCTTGAAGTCCATTGTTGTAGAATCAGATCCGATAGGGAATGATACTTCTGGAGATACCTGGAATGATGGGAACTCTACATAATCAGCCTTAAGCTCATTTTTCTTACATGGATTGTAATATGTAGCTTTCATGATTCCACGTACAGAAGATGGGAATGCATCAGCTCTGTTTGTAATAACAGCACCTTTAGATGCTTCACGAATGTATTTAACGAAATACATATCTGCATCAGTATCTTCTGGAAGTGTAAGAGTATGAGTCTCTTTTGCAATACCAAATTCAGTCTTGCTTGCAGAAGTTCCAAGTGTATATGTCTTTCCGATAGAGCCATCTCCGAAATACTGTGCAACCTTAACTGTTCCTTCAACAAAATCTGCGCCAAGGTCAACTGTCTTTGTTCCAGCAGGTACACGGAACATTTTTGGCATCTGAACCTTATTTTCAGATGATGCAAAAATAGCTTTGCTTCCAGAAGAAGCTTCAACAATATTCATATTACAGAATGCGTTTGTTGCATTAAATGTACCACTCTTACCTTTCCAAATTTTCTTGACAAGGTTTCCATCCTTATCTTTTACTTCAGTTGACTCTGCTGTAATTTCTACTGTAGCCTCTGAAAGCTGTGTAAGAACATACAGAGGGAGTTCTGTTGAAAGGTCTTCTGCATAAAAGTACAGAATTTCTTTATAAATTTTGTCGCCTAATTTGAATGACATAGGTTATTCCTCCTTTTATTTTTTTTGTTTTTAGGTAATAAAAAATCATGCAGTGATTCGAACATCACGCATGAAATTAAATTGATTTTTATCTATTTTGCTTGTATCAATAAATCCAGAATACATACCACCATATAGCGCATGTGTTGTTTCATAAATCTGAAGACGCTGAACACTATCCATGAATTCAACTATACAAACTTTTCTTAATTCATCTTTTTTATATGGGAATCCAGGATGATTTAGACAGAAAGAAATCATTGATAACAGATTAGAATCAGATTTTTTCTTTTTCTTTTGGTTTAATTGTTTTTGCCTGTCATTGTTAATCAAATCTTGTTTTAAAACATTGTTTGAAGTAAACTCTTCCTCTGGCGGAAAAGAATTGAACATGAATTGAATATATCTACACATTTTTTCTCGTGTATTATCATCTATTTCAATACCATGAACTCTATCATACAATACGATTTCTTCCCCGACTTCTGTATGTTTCGAATACAAATCAAAACACGAAAAATCAATGTCTCCAAAAATTAATTTTGAATATTTAGGATTTATTGTTTTTATCAACATAGCAAATAGTTCTTGGTTTGTTATTTTGTTCCAATCTATACCCATATCATATAACTGTACCCTATACGAAGTAGTATTACATGTAAAAGGTGCAATTGCTGAATATAAATTGACATCGCCATAATCAACAAAATCTTGAATGCATGGCTGATGAATTGTTATTTGCTCATTTACTTTATAATCTTCTCCAAAATATAATTGAAGTGGATTAAAGTCTATTTTAACTTTTTCTTCTTCGTCTAAATTCTCTAACTGTCTATCATAAACATCTTGAATGAATGCATTATTCATGCTTGACACCTCCTATTCGAATAAGAAGTGATACCATTCTTGGTAACAGACATTTCATTAGGAAGCATGATTTCAAACTGAAGTGTTCTCACTAAATATGTGTTATCCATGATAGATTCTTTATTAAATGTCGGCTTTGTCTTTGATATTCCAAAACCAGCCCAAGCAAATCTTTCTCTAAGAATCGCAGCAATCAAATCATGACGAGGAATTCCAGTGTATTTGTCTATAATATCTCCTGAATTGACAAATACTGTAAATGTAATGTTCAAATATTTTTCGACATTATTTCCACGCACTAATTCATTAAACATTGTTTGATAACATATGTAATTTTTCTTGTGCGTAGATGTTTGTGGAAAAAACAAATAAGGACGAATAAGAGAATTTTCGCCCCAATAATTATCCCACTCACCCTCAGTGTTAAGAGTTCCATCATCATTAAACAATTCATGCTCTAAATCTTTATCATGTAGAGCATATAAAAGTTCAGGAGTTGATAATAAAATTTTTTTTATTTTTTCTTTATATCTAATATTGTCATCATCAGGAGATTTTGAATAATCAATTAGTTTATTGATTAATTCTGTTTTTGATGAAAAGTCATAAACATTTTCTTCCATATAAAAACCTCCTAGATGCTAAGTTCAAAATCAAATGATGCAGATAAATTTCTTATATCAGACGTTATATTACATACAACGTGCAATGTTTGTCCGAGAAAAGTTCTATCATCTGGAAATTTGATTTTAATATTATTAAATTCATTTTGCTTCAACCAAGTGGCAACATCAGTAATATCTTCATCCCCAATAAAACATTTCCATTCAAATGTTGCATCAGAATATGTATTTGTAACATTAATATTAGAATCATCCGTTATGTTTACTTTGAGCAACTTATAACTACCACCAACTTTAAGAATATAATTAGAAGCCGTGATAGAAGCCTTGTATTCAGGCTGTGTTGTAATTGGATTTCTTTCATCTATTGGCTCAAAAGTAGAATCATAGTAATCTGCATACATACCAATAACATGACCTTCTTCATCTTTTTCGATGTAGTCTTTATGTTCATCCCAGAAGTTCTGATATAGTGTTAATTTCTGTATTCCCATTGGTTTCGTATTCTCAATCTTAGTAACCTTCCAAACTGTTGGATGTTCTGTTGGTGCGCTAACAACCAACCGCATTGTTCTATTCAGATCATCGTTGTACCAGAATTTTTCAGTATACTTATTTAATGGCATCCAGATTTTCGTCTGATTGTCCGGGTGCGCAAAATATGTCCATTTGTTACTTTATTAACTCGCTAATTTTAATAAAGATAGAAATTGTTTCCTATTTTCTTTTACTTTCATAAAAGTGCAGATCATATCATTCACCATGCCAAAATTGGTTTAGGTGTTCCCCACTTCGGAACGCTTGTTCCTATTCCATTTCAGGAATGATCGTTGAACGTTCTCCTGTTCGGAGTTTCGCTGCTGATTGTCCATTTTTGCAAAATAAAACACCTCAGTCCGTAGACAGGTGTTGCAAATAAGTTATCTATTTATTTTTCAAACATTCACATTTGTATTTATTTCATTACTATGTTGTAGTATAAATAGCTTTAGGATTTTCCAGCAATTCGAGGAAATGCATCACTATCGTTTCCAATAATGACGGACTATATTTTGTATAATCTCTATACTCACCAATTGTATCAATTGTTAATTTGTCAGTTCGTTGCTCTGACAAAAATAGAATTATTCTATTTCTTATACTTTCGCATAAGTTCAGGTCATATCAAATCCATATCTTTTCAGACTTAGGATGTCTCTGTTAACTCACTTGAGTACATGACCGTCGAACCTTATCCTATTCGGATCTTGGCTGCGTATTACCTAATCCAATCATTTTTTAACATTCGCACTTGATTTTATTTCATATCTACGCTGTAGTACGACTGGCTCTAAAGGACTCCACGCAATTAAAAGACTTTCGACATATTGTTTCCAATATGAAGCGCATACATTTTACGAATTTTGGTTTCTGAGTACTGTCCACATTTTTCTTTTTACTCTTTTCTTTCCATCTGTCTCAATCCATGTCAAGTGATAATCACATGGAAGGATAAGATACTTCATAAACTGATTAGCATACTCTTTGTCTACAACCATCCACTTTCTATAAACCCCTCTATCGTCAGGAATGTCCACGTAACTAGATATCGGAAATTCCGTCATAAACACATTTCTATAATCTTTTTCAAAATAATAAAGTTCGTCACCATCAGTAAATTCTAATGGTTCACTAGGTCTAAATTGTAAATAATAACCTACTTGGTCTTTATCAATTGATCGATATTCTTTGATAATAAATTTTGCATCTATAGGTGTTTTGGTTGTGTTTTCATGAGTAATGTGATAATTCTTTTCAGGTTGATCATCATGAAAATAATCATAAATATAACAATGTTTTGCTTGAATATCATTTTCAAACGTTCGCTCCATAAGAAAATCTGAATTTTCTTTTGAAATCTCACCAACTGTTTTTGCGTTATTAATTTTTAAGTTTGAAATACGTCTAGCTGTTGATAGGCTTGGCATTGTTGTCTACCTCCTCCAACATAGCTTTAATATATCCGTGAGAATCTAAAATTGCCCTTCTGAAAATACTGTAATCATACTTTGGACTATCTACGATATCATAAGCTGCTTGAAGTGTTGCCATAAGAAACACCATTTCCTCTGGATATCCAAGCAACGTATTTAATCCACCAAATTTAAATAAGATATTTTCAAAGTATCTTTTAAACTCTTCATCAGAATTAAAAATTTTAGTTGTAACTAGATTATCTTTGTATAAAAGTAATCTATGAATATTTTTGTGCATGAGTATCGCTGCATCTTTTATTTGTTCTTCAGAAAATTCTCCATATAAATAATCCATACTAGACACCTTTATTAATATAAGAGTTATAAAGATAACCATGATCTCTAATCGTCTTACTTAATTCTTTCTTTACATTATCCAGTCTTGCTTGAAGAAGTTTGTAAGGATTATTTAACATTCTCTCCTCTTTACCACCAAACATCATAAGAGTATAATTCAACGAATCAACTCTTGGACTCAACCACTCAATAGTGATTCCAAGAACAAATAATCTGCACACATATTCAACATCAGAACTTTCATCTATTGAATTCTTAAGTTCAAAAGAGACTTCTTGAACTTCATCATCCAATGTAATAGAAGAGAAGAGTCTTCTTATTCTTGTATCTCCAAGAACATTGTGTAATCGTTCTGTGTAAATTTCTACAAAGTCATTAGAATCTAATGCCAGTTCTTTTGGGTCATCAATTCTGCTTAATGCTCTTGAAAAAATAGTTTCATAAGGAAGTATCATGATAACCTCCTTTATTTAACAAACAATTCGCTTAAAAGATTAAAATCAGAATCAAAGATTTCGCTAAGTTTTCTTACTTTTGAAATACTATCAAGATTACCATTTGCAATTTCAGTCGCAACCATCTGCTCAAGAACACTTCTTGTTGTGTCTGGAAGTTCTCTGATTTCCATTTCCATCTGATGAACTGGCATTCTGAGAATGTCCAATAAATCATTTCTTGTATACATCTTCTCGTATACTCGTTTTACAGTTGGGAAATCTTCAAGTAAATCTTCATCAAGAATAACAAATCTTGGTAAGAATACATGATCTGAACCTTTTCTAATTAAAGAAACAAGGTCACGATAATTGATTTCACAATCATATCCATAATCTTTAAATTCATAAAGGTTTCCAGACTGAGATGTAACATTTAGACCACCATAACATACCGATCTACATAAAATATAATCTGAATCTGTAAATACCTTTTTCTCTTTTACGATTTCTTTTTTAATTGGTTTTTCTTCAACAACTTTTTCAGTTGTCTCAGTTTTTGTTGCTACTTTTTTTGTTGTAGTAGCGGTTTCCTTTTTTGCTCGTGCTGTAGGCATTGCTTTCCTCCGTTCAAAAATAGAAGAGTAGTGGTTAAACTACTCCTCTAATATATTTTTTATTGTTTAGATTACTCTGTAATAGTCCACTGACCAAATACTTTACCGATTCTTGTAGCAATACCAAACTCTCTCTGAACTTCATATTTCATGATATCAGCGATGTTTGCATTAGCTGTTCCACGGTCTGTGATTTCTTCGATGAGAGTCTCACCAACATCAACCATGTCAACAAGTTTCTCATCTCCGGATGCAAATACGTAAAGAACATCGTCTTTGTACATATCTTTTGTTAAATCGTTCTTTGCAAATCTCTGTGGAATTTCAACAAGTGTGTAACGTCCGTAATTTCCAAGACGACCCATCTTAGCCTTGTCTTCTTTCTGAGAAGATGCGATCCAATTAATATCAATAAGTCCTTCAAGCTCCTGAAGACCTACCATTGTTCCCATAATAACAACTTCAGCATTGTCGTTTGCTACAGATACGTTCTGAAGAACTTTGTTGAATTTCTTTCTGTTTGCTGTGTTAAGTGCGCCAGTCTGAACAAACTGTGTCTGTGCAGGAAGTTTCTTGTGTGCTTCAAGAATCTCTGCAAAGATAAGTTCCTGTGCCATAACAACAAATGCTTTTGTGATAGCATCTACAAGTTTTGTCCAATCTTCCTGTCCAACAAGGTATCTGTCAATATCAGCACCTACAGCAGCACCATAAACATCTGTTTCGACAGAGTATGTTGTATTTTCTGGCAATCTCTGAAGCATTGTATCGTGGTGTCTCTTACCCATTCTTGCTACAGAAAGAATAACCTCGTCATGCTCATTAACAAAAAGATTTGTATCCCCATCGTTAAGATTTTTATAGTTAACAAGTGCGTTAAACCACTCGTTCTCTTTAAGTCCTGTAGAAACTGTCCAATCTGTTACTTCCTCAATTACATCGAAGAACTGACGACCATAATCTCTATAAGCACGTTCTCTTTCTCTACGAGAAGAATCTTTTGTGAGACCAAAGATTCTAAGAGATACTTCACGAAGTTTGTCCTCTGCCTCTCTTTTAGAAATTCCATCGTCAAGTTCATTTTTATATAAATCGAACATTAAGTTCTTTACTTCCTCATAAGAAGTTTTCATTTCGTCAAATACATTAAGTACATGTGCGCTAAAATTCATCTTTCTCATTGGTTATTCCCTCCTTTCTTACTCTTCTGATACTTTGTGCTTCTGGCTTCCAGCCTCAATAGTTACTTTCTTACCAACAACAGGTGTTCCATCAAATGCGTCTTCACTAAGCTCGTAAACGTCTGTTACTGTAAGCACAAATCCTCTAACTGTCTTTGTTCTCTCAGCAGAAGCTGCGTTGAAGAAGTTAGATGCTTTTGTAAATTCACTGTTATAACTCTCAGCGATTACTGGTACTTCATAGATAAAAATTGCTGGTGCATTAACATCAACTTTCTTAACCTCTACATACCAGTTTCCGTTAGCAGCCTGCTCAAGAATTTCTCCTTCAAATCCTACTGGAGCGTCAGCAACTTCGTACTGATCAAAGCTTACATAAGCTCCTTTTCCGCAAACTGTACCGTTGTCTGTATCTTTCTTAATTACCATGTTTAAAACTCTTCCAACTTTGTCTGAAAGGACTTTAGTTGGAAACGCAACGTGGTGTTTTTCTACGTTGTATCTAATAGCCATAGTGTTTATACCTCCTATTTTTTTACATAATAAAAAGACCGTCCTATTGACGATCCTTGCCTTTAAAATTATTTAATTTTTTATTTTTCTTCTTTAGCAAACAATTTTCCATATCTGCTAGGTTTTACAGCCTTTTTATTTACGCTTACAAACTGTTTCTTTGTTGTAGTTTCCTTTTTTTCTGGTTTAGAAAGTTCGAAATTACCATGCTCAGAAACATAATCTGAATGAAGAACTTTAATTTCTGTCTCAAGATCAGCAAGAGAGTAGTTATCCATTTCAGAAACAAGCTTCTCATAATCTTTATTTACAAATTTTCCTTCTTCATCTTTCTGTGCAAGAATTTCATATTTCTCAGAATCAAGAATTGCTTTCTTCTGTTCACGAAGTTCATTTAATTCAATTTCTTCTTTAAATGCTTTTAATTCAGCATAGTTTGAACGCATTTCTTCAATTGAAATCTTCTCGGACTCAGTAAGGAGCATTGCAAACATTTCTGTTCTTTCTCCCGTAAGTGCAATATTATCATCCTCTCTTGTGTAGGACTGTTTGTAATATTTGTCACTATCCCAATCCTGCATAATAAAATATTCATCATATACTTGAGATACATAACACCATTCAGAATCATTTCTGTAAATAGAACATAATGCATTTAATGCGTATCTGATGTCTTCAAAAGAAATGTCAAACAATTTGTTAAACAGTTCGTCTTTTGAAAAACTTTCCGTTTCAGATTCTTCTGTAGTAGTATCTTCAGTTTCCTCTTCGACAACCTGTTCTGGTTCTTCCTGACCGTCTTCTACTGGTTCAGTAGTCTTAGGATCTTCTTCGGAGGATTCCTCAACTGTTTCCTCAGATTCTTCTTCTGTGGTAGTTACTTCCTCTTCAGACTCTTCTGTTTCAGTTACCTCCTCATTTTCAGTAACTTCCTCTTCAAAGTTTTCTTTCTTCAATTCAGTTCCTCCTTTCGTAGTTTTTTCTTTTATTTCATCACAGAAAGATTCAAGTGTATTCAATCTTTCCTGTAATTCACTTATTTTCGATTCATAATTTTCAAATAAGCTATTATTCTCTGCACTAAAATCTGCCAATTTGATATTTGAACCTTTCATGCCAGGGTTTACAATTTCACCTTCAGGTGTTTTTCCTAAAATGGTTACTCCTGAGAACCAAAAATCTTCAATATTTAAACATTTAGACCTCGCATCGTACGCTAGTTCTCTAATCGAAAGCTCGACCGACACAAAACATTCACACTCACGTTCAAGTATTTCAGACGCTTTAGAATACTCTTCGAAAATATAACCATCGACTTCGCAATACGTTTTATTTTTCTCTTTATCATAAACCAATTGTGCATTGCAACTTTCAGGAATGATTCCAATTGGATACTCATCATAAACAAGCTCTCCATTTTCATCCTCATGCATATTATGTGTGTAAAATTCCCACTGTCCTTCTGGATTTTCATCGGTAACTACCTTGTGGATATAAGCCAAAATTGGACGATTACTGAATGAAGGAAGTGCAGATTCCATTACTTTTTTATCAATGTTTGAACCATTTGCATTTAAGTCTGTATGACAGGCTTGAAGATGTACCGGAAGCAAACCATCTTTGTCTTTGTTAGAATTGTCAAAATTTACTTTTCCATGAACCTGTACGACTAATGGTTCGCCATTTTTTTCACTACTAAAATGTGTTGATTTCTTATATTTGTTTAAATAGAAGTCATATAAGTCTTCCATAAATAAAAGTCTCTTTGTAGACATATTTCTTTACTTTAACCTCCCTTCTTTAAAAAATAGGTATAAAAATACCACTCAATAGAATAGAAGAGTGGCTAAAAAGTAAGTATATTGCTATACTGTATTTTTGATTTATCTATATTTGAAAACTGAAGTTTATCAGTATTCAAAAATATATACATTCCATTTGATTCATTAACTACTTGAAATCCAAGTTTCTTTAAATTTTCAGAGGTAGTGGAATCTGTTGTTTTTAAAAACTTTTCTTTCATATAACCACCTCATTACTTATTACTCCTTGACTTGTCCCCTGCATCACTTATTTCTGAATCAGAAACTTCAGGTCTACCACCATCACTACTTTTATTTGATACTGTATTAGCAGAAGTTAATGGTTTGAATTTATCTGTAAGATTTAAAATATCATTTTCTAAGAAATTCATAGCCAATGTATCTAATTCCCCAACACCATTCAAACTATTAATTGCTATAATATTAGGAAATCCATATTGCAAATCTTTCTGCATAGATTCTTTGAATGCATCTCTTGTATGAATGGACACATCAAAAAACTTAACTTTTGCATGATTTTTTACTTGATAAGAGAGCATTCTATTTACCCACCCTTGTATTTGCCCAAGTAAAGCAGAAATTGCAAAAGCACTATCAACTTTATTTGCAGAACGAACACCCTCTGAGTTAGTAAGAGTAGCAGAATTTAACGTCTGCGCACCACCTGATGTGTTAAACAATTCTTTTGTAGCTTTTTGTACTTTTGTTGTGTCTGAAGCTTGGTCATCAGAAAATGATATTGTATCAAGTGGAAGTGGGGTTATAATAGATCCTATATAAGGTGGAAGACTATCTACCAGTTTGTTATAATAATCTACAGCAAAATCTATATTTACAGCCCATTGGTCAGGTTCGTTTGCACTAGAAATTGTTGGAATGGTAGCAGTAATCAACTTGTAAATTTGCTGGTCATCTGCAACAGCCTGTACATCAGCAAGATTCAAAAGACCTATCAAATCAATAAATAAACCACTGAATATTGGTACGATTGTTTCCCAGGTTTCAACTCTTGACTTTGTACATATAGCATATTCATCTGGCATTAGTTGCCATTTTTTCTGATTATTTCCATCGTATTCTTTATACATTGATAACAGTGGATCGCCAAGAAATTCAAGTACATCCTCGAACTTTTTATATTTACTCATATCTACATAGAATGCATAATCGCCAGTAAAATATTTGCCAGATATTCTACAATATTCTGGTGGAATTTTTAAAATAAACATTCCAGTTTCATCTAACCAACAACATCCGTAAAAGACATCTTCTATAAAATTGTTGATTAAAACCTGCAAAAAGTTGCCTTGTAAAGACATTCTATCTAGCCATACCAATGTATCATAGTAATCTTTTAATATACTTTCCTTATCATTATCACCAGTTGGATCATATGACGGAACTACATATCTTGCATTTAAATCAAACATTGTAGCGTTATACATAATTAATCTAAAATATGGCTGGCAACGGTAGAATAGATAACGTGATAGTCCACGCAGTTCATCTTCGTAACTATCAATATTCTGAAGATATTTAATGACGTTTTCTTTGCTATACGAGCTTATAGAAATTTGACGTGTCGTTTTCGTTACATCACGAACTTTTTTAAAGGAATCTTGTGATTCTGCAAATCGTTTTTGTTGTGCTTCTAATTCTTGTATATATGTTTTCCTATCAGCAGCAGTCTTATAGGTTTTGTTTTTCGGAGATGTTTCAGTCATCCCTTTTTTTGATTGTGTCATTTTTGATGCGAACACCTCCTTTTCTGTTTAGTTATATTTTTTTGGATTTTTATTTAGATTGCTTTAGAGAACGATGATTGTCGTTTCGGTTGATTTATTGAGAGTTTGGAGAGAAGAGATTGAGTGGATGCTGTCTTCGGTCTTAACTTTAATTCTAATTGACAAGCGCACCAATAATTATATGCTATAGAAGAATATCTATCCTTTCTCATACCAGACACTTCTTTTACTCTAATGTTAGCATTTTTAACTTCATGATCTAACTTTACCAACTCATAAATACCAAGAGTTGTTTGCGTATATGGCATCTTTAATTTTACTTGTTCGGTTGGAGAAAGTTTTGAATAACCTTTATATGTATCCTTCAATATAGAATCTGCTTCTTGTTCTGTTGTTAAAAAGTTTATTTTACCGTTTTGGATTCCATTTCTAAGTAATACACATATCTCATTATTAAACTTATCTGTTGCTTTCACAGACCAAATAACTTTATTTGCATCTCTTACATGACATCTCGAAGCCATGTCTGGATCATTAATACACGTTAATGCTTTGTATGTTTCTCCATTTTCTTGATCATATTGATCCTTTATAATAAAATCGAATACTCCTAAACCAATACCGTTCGTATCAAGTACAAGATCTGTGCAGTTATATTTATAAAAATATCTCATCACTATAATCCCCAAATCATCAGTATTGAGACCTTCAAAAGTTTCTCCATATACAAAATTAGACTGATATGAGGTATCATTTACCTGTATTAAATCATTTATATAAACAGCAGATGCATCATTCTTCTTTTTTTTAGAAGATTGCATAAGTGCTACGTCAACGGAGAGAATTCTTTTTTCAGTTGACATTAATTTAGGAACTTGAATTTTATCATTATAAAAAGATAATGGCATATAAGCCCTTTTAATTTTTCTTCGTGATGTCAATTCGTCAAACTTAAACAAACTTCCATCAGTATCCCCAAACCATAAACATTCCATCTCCATTTGCTGTACGAGTTCGTTATAGTCAAGCTCAGACATTTCGTCCTCTACTTGCGCACGAGATAAAAGTCCCTCTTTGATACTCACCTGATATGGAATCCCAACTATGAAATACTTCTTTTTATCATCAAAGAAATTTAATGTATAACTTTGCGCTTTTTTATATGCCCAAGAACTTTTAAAATATGCACTCGACATATAAATTTCTTTATTTCTTTCCTGTAAATGCTTATATTCTGGTTTATTTAAATATTTTGGTTGTCTTGGACTTGTTAAGAATTTTCTAAGAACAGTATTAAGAACAGTTTCATCAACCATGCGAAATTCATCTACAATTATTATATTCGCTCGTGCGGAACGAGAATTTTCCGAACTTGTACGTGTTTTTATCCACGAACCGTTTTTAAAATAAATGGATGCATCATTTTGACCTATACTACATTTTTCAATTTCTGATCGTAAAATAGATGATTGCTTCATAAAATCATCTTGTATCTTAAGCAGTACTTCATTTGCCTGTTTTAATGTACCAGAACTTACAACTATTTTAGTTCCTGGGAAAAGTATACAACGAACACAACAAAATAGTGCCGTTAAATATGTTTTGCCCTGACCTCTTGCGGCAAGATACATTGTAAAGTTGTAATGCATCATACACCATAATAATATTTTTTGAAATAATTTTAGTGTTATTCCAAGAACATCTGATACATAACGTTGTGGGTTATGTCTATAATACGCAGCTCTCCAAGCCACAGTCTCCATTATTTTTTGTTCTTTATCTTTCTCAAGTTCTACTTGAGTCTTTTTTTGCGATGCCATTATTCGTCATCCATCCTTGACCCGAAGATTTTATCAAATAATGCTTCTGAATCAAAATCTTCATCATACTGTGGTTTTGCGACTGTATATTTTGACATAAACTTTTCATATAATGACGAAAATGCGTTTTTCAGTCCCATCATTTTGGATAGATGTCCTTTAAAAAAGACATCGATATACAATCCAATTTTATCAACATCTTTAAATTCTTCGTCTGGTTCTGGAATTGGTTTTTCTTGTTCCCATTTATCAATTAACTGCCCAAATGTAAGATTATCCGTTAATGCATTAGATGTTTTTTGTGAAGGTTTTACATTTAAACTTCCCATAAGATTTTGAAGTGTAGCATCTAATTCCTTAGTATCTTTTCCATTTCTTTGAGCCTTATCTATTTCAAGTTCTTTAAAACAAATTCTCTTGAATAACAATTCTTGTGCTTTATTTTCACATGGATATCTAGTTGTCCAATCTTGATATTCATTTTCCAAATACATTAAATCTTCATTATTATAAGAATTACCAAATCTTTTTTTTGCTGAACGTAATGTTTTTCTAACAATTTTTACATTTTCAACCGCATTATTTTCTTCATCATCTATAGCAAATTCAGAATCACTCCAATGTTTATTTCGATATTGTGGCAATGATCTAACCATAACAATAAGTTGCTGTGCAGCTGTTGATCTGATTTTTTCACCTATTCCTTCCGATAAAGAATCTAACTGAGATTCGTAATCGGCATCAGAAAATTTCCAATTTAATTGTCTGAAAACATCAATTGTTTTTTGCTTATTATCAATACGATTTCCATCTTTATCAATATCTGTACACATATCTAAAATACAACTTTTACATGCAAAATGCTCTATTCCACTTTTTGATTCTCCTGATGTATAGAATGCTTTTGATGATTTCCATTTTCCACAGTGGGGACAATATACATAATCCAAATCAAGAAGATGATTATAATCTAAAGCTAAATCATGATAAGCTTTTTTGACATTATTTACCGTTAGCTTTTTAATTTCATCATCTGTTTTTGCTTGCCTTAAATTAGCCAAAATTAATCACTTCCTTTCATTCCAATAAAAAGAAGAACCAGTTAAGCAACCGATTCTTTTTTCTTTAAATTAAGTCTTTCGACCAATATATTTTCCATATTTTTATATTCTTTTTGTTTAATTCTTATAAGTTCAATATTGTGTTCTTCGCAATAATTATTTTTAATCTTGTCGTATTTTTGTCTCTTTTCAAACTCTTTTATACCACCAAATTTTTCGATTGGCATGTCATGTTGTAACCCATCTACTTCAATGCAATATTCTTTTCCATTAAATTTTATGTAAAAATCATATCTTAACTTATATTTACCAACACACCCTTCAAACGTTTTCTGTGTTTCGTAATTTATGTGATATTTGTCAAGAATAAATTGACATTGAATTTCGAGTTGACTTTTTGAAAGAAGAGGATGTTTGCAATAATTTGATATCATTGCACCGACTGATTGCTCAAAAATACGACTAGCACCATTAGGAAGTCCTTCGCCAAGATATTTCCATTTATGTATTTCTTTGTGTCCTCTATATTCGGTGTCAGCAAATTCATAATCTGGTCTATAAAGCTTCATAAATAGTTTTATATTATGAACTGCATAATTGTTGTTTCTCAATAGACTAAAATTTTCTCTTCCTCTAACAATGAAATGGACTCTTACTTGGTATATAAAACCTATTTCGTCTTTACAATAAACAGGCTGATGAGATGATATATATTTAGTTTCATCTAACATTGTAAAACCATTTTCTGCAAGATATCCTCTTGCGTTATCCAGATTCCAATCTACTTTATTTTCTCTTTCATAATAACAGAGTTTACAACCAGTTCCACCATGTCTTATATAATTCCAATCTGTCCAATATGAAGGATGAGATTTATTTGGACATTGCAAATTAACTCTTACTTTTCCATCTTCGATTTTAATATCTAGCAAATTATATCCTGGCTTTTCTTTATCTAACCATTTTTGACATGTATCCATATTCCAATATGATAAAGGTACAATTCCTTCGCAAAATGGACAATATATACTTCCACGTCTTAGGTTATTTAACGTTCTGTTAAAATGATGTCCTTTATTACATTCAAGAATCAAGGCGTTATTAATACTTGATAAATCACCATCAATATATTTAAATCCGTATGTAGAAATTTCCTTTATTTTTTGTCCTGGAGTTAACGCAATATATTGTTTTTCTTTTCTACATTCTTTGCAAGAAAATCTACCAAGCTTGACATATTTCCATGCGTATTTCATTTTATTATCTGGATGTTTTAAGCAATGACAATCTGATTTTTCATTATGATTAAACTCTTCCTTTGGAGTGTCAAGATATAGTCCTCTTTCTTGAAAACCGTAAAATGCTTCTTCGTAACTGTTCTTTTTGTATTGTTTTTCCATTTTATTTTCTCCAATCTCTCCATATCAAAAAATTAACATTTTAATTACATATCTACACACTTACAAATACATACCAATTAAAAGTAAAAGAGAAGAGTGGTTGGATATGGAGTACAACCATTCACAAAGATGATCAGTCTTTGCTATTCTTCTCTAAATTAACCACGTTCCACCGACAGAACATCAAACACCAAACAGTTTATGGTCATATATATTTATTCTCTAAAGAAAATTTTTCAAATAAAAAGAGCCAGTATTTCTACCGACTCTTTATTAAAGGTTCTCGCTTATAGTAGAGAAGCACTGCTTTATTGTTCTGCTTTATTTATGGATCGCAGCAAATCCAGACCACACAGCAGCCATTCAAATTCAGACTTGGTACAAGTACCATTTCTGTTAAAAATCCATGATGATTTTTGTTCTTTTGTTAATTAGATAAATGCTTCATCTGATTCATCATCGCAGTCATTTTTGATAATATAATGATTCTTGGTTGTACTTACATCATTATGTCCTAATAATTTTTGTGCAACTTCTGCTGATTTATGCTCATAAACTACAAGGTTAGTTGCTCTAGACTCTCTAAACAAATGGGGATGAACTCTACGCCCAACAATTTCTGTAAACAAACCACTACACCAACCATTAAAAACACCTTCTCCGACTTGTCTTGTTTCTCCGTTTTTTTGTTTTACAACAAACATATAGGGACAATCATCTTCTCCACGTACTTCCAACCATTTTTTCATCCATTGCATTGCATCTTCTCCAAACTTCATTTTTCTTGGTTTCCCGACTATTGATTTTCCTTTGCAACGAATAGTATGTGTTAAATATTGTCTTGAAATAGCTTCGTGTTCACGTCCATCATCATCTATGACTTTAATTTTTTTCTCTTTTGCAGGATAGTCAACAACTTCTTTAAGGAGTTGTCTAGCTTCAGATCTACGACACCCTGTACTATAAGAAAAAACTAGATACGATAATTTTTGCCATTCTTCTCGTTTTTCAAGTTCTTTACATAAATTTATATATTCATCAGGTGTAAGTGGTACTTTCTCATGTACGTATCCAGTTTGAACAACCTTTAGTCCAGATGTGAAATTTCTAAAAGTCGGATATTCCTCTTCGTACATTAACATTACATAATTACAAAAAGTACTTACTGCTGATTTTTTAAATTTTATACCTGAATCAGACAAACCTCTATTTGTGAGCCAATTTAAATATTTTTGAAATTCTTTCTTTTTTATTTCTGTAAAATCTTTGTTTTTCAAATGGTCTTTTACCCATACAAAGAAAATGCGAAGTCCAGATTTGTATGCTGGTCTTGTTTGAACCGAAAGGTCTGATTGATTGTCAAGATAATCTTGAACCATTTCTCTGTTAAACTCATTTACTTCAAGCCATTCCTCTTCACTAATTTCATCTGATCTATCTGCGATTTTACCATCCATGATCTCACTTCCCTTCAATTTCGTTATCAGATTATCCATCTGACATATACTTATTTATTCTCCACACAACAATGCAGAAAATATAAAGCAGATCGTTTAGGACTCGAACCTAAATAAACAGTTTTGGAGACTGTCATGCTAACCAATTACATTAACGATCTATACGCAGCACATTGCACTCGAAGCAAATACGAATTAACGTACACACTACTTAGCATGTAAGTTCCATACATTCTGGATTTATGCTGCAAAAATGGGTAGCGTAGGAATCGAACCTACAGTTTGACCATACCTACCCACATAAAAAGAGCCTGCAAGCACATTCGCTTACAAGCTCTTCCCTCGTGACCATTTATTATTTATACACCAAAGATATCCAATAATCTTTCCAACGTATATCCATCAATAGTATCTGTAGAATAATAACTATAACTAGAACAACCATGCTCATCACTCTGAG